AGTAGTAAGTTGCATCGCATTGTCACAGAGGTACATATCTCTGTACCTCTTAGTATAATAATCTTCTTTTTGAATACGATAGTCTGGTTTCCCATTCTCTAGGGTTCCACACTCCACATAACGGTAAGGATGCCGTTCCATAATTACGTTCATGCTACCTCCGCAAGATCTTCAGCTATACAATCCATTATAAGGTTATAGTCAACTTCAGGATCTTCTTCTGTTAGTTCTACTAACCCTTCGTTAATATAGTAACGTTTGATTTTCTTATAAAGTTTTGGATTTTTTAAATCAAGAAATATTTCTTTGTTTGCTGCTGCACGTAAAGTGCTTAGATCTTTTTTGAACTTTGAAGTTAGCGTCATTGCTTTGTAATTGTGACTTTAAGATTATAGTAAAAAATGTAGCCTAAGTCAAGTGATTACATAGCAGTGCCTCCTCCTTTAGTGTGTAGATCATAGTAATATTCATCACCAGAAACAAGCACTGCACTGACTTCTCCATCAGTCACAGCAATCTTCTCACCTTTTTCCACTCGTTTCAGAATCGCTTGTTGATCTGCCACGAATTCTTTAATGGTTAAAGTTTTCATTCCTTAATACTAGCTGCGTAGTCTTTGTCGAACTGATCGAGACCTTTATCTGTAAGAATATGCTTATACATACCCTCAAAAACATTAGGTGGCATCGTAACAATATCAGCCCCATACTCAAATGCTCTACCAACATCTCTTACACCTCTAAGTGATGCTGCTAGAACTTCAGTCTTTGTGACCATATGTTCTCTGTATACCTTAGCAATATCTTTAACCAAACATAATCCACCAAAGGAATTATCATCAACCCTTCCTACAAATGGTGACACATACTTTGCTCCTGCTTTTGCTGCAAGTATTGCTTGTGCTTGTGAAAATATAAGGGTTACATTTACTTTAATACCCTCAACACTCAAATGAGCACATGCAAGAAGACCATCATAAGTGCAAGGAACTTTAATTGTGGCACACTTACCAAACTTCTTATATAATCTCTTACCCTCAGAGATCATATTCTCCTTACTACCAATGACTTCCATACTTATATCATTAAGACCAATATCCTTGAACTCTTGATATACTTCTTCATGATTCTTACCACTCTTTCTAATAAGAGTAGGATTAGTAGTTAAACCGTCAATCAATCCAGTCTTCCAGTGTTTACGAACGACATCTGTTTCAGCAGTGTCGAGAAAAATTTTCATAGTTAGTTATGTCATCGGTTTATTTATTAGTTTAGCATACTCTTTAAATTATTGCACCCCACCCCCCTGAAGACAGATATTTCCTGAAAGACTTATCCTATTCTCAGTAAGATCATTTGAATCATAAGGATAGACTGCATGATTTAAAGTAGCGGGAAATAAAATAAACTCTCCATTGTTTTCTGGTGTAAGATTAATACGATAATCATCGGGTCTTCCTGTTATTGTAGAATATGAAAATACAAATTCAGAACTAACGGGAAGTTGTAACCAAACCGTATATGACAATACTCCATGATGATTATGAACTGGAAGATAATCATTAGGTTTCTGAATATTAAACCATGGAGTGTCAAAAACAAAAGGACTATCACTATTCAAAAATTTAAGACTCTGAATAAAATTAAAATGCTCTCTAAAGTGAGTGATATATGGTAGAAAAAAATCTTCTAATCTCTTACTACTTTCATCAGATACATTATAATGAGGGCAAGTCTGACTACCATCACTCTTTTTTACTCCAGTTATTCTAATCTCCCTACTCTGATAATTTACTGCTTCCTCTAACAAATCATTAAACAATTCCGTATCTAAAGAACCACGTATATAACCATCATTAGGAAACTGTATAATTTGTGTTGTCATGCTCTAGATATTACCACATCTCCACCATCGTCATCATCATCTTCTTCATCCCCTTCTAACTCTGCTCTTAATGCATCTATACGTGCTTGAAGATCTTTATACTCCTCTAAACTACATTCTGTCTTAGGCTCCTTGAAAGTTACACCCATCAATTCTTCACCAGGTTTAACATTCTGCATCTCTGGATGAACTGGTTTTTTCACCTGCGTTGTCCAAGTTCCTGTTCTATAATTCTTCATAGGTTCAGAAGTAGCACTGCTCCATATGAGCCAAACAGCACCCAAAAGAAGAGAAAAAGAAGTAATTAAAAACACTATTATGGAAAGATTGTCCACTAGATCCCCGGTATTTTTTTAGGTACGTATTGTTGTATATATGGAAAGAGATCATTCTCAACTCTCTCAACAATCTGATCAATAATATCCACATCCAAATCCATAAACGGTGGAATGATACCTAGTATTCTTAATAGTCCATCAACAAATAATGATAGAGCAATCAATCCAAGGATCATACTGATAACAGTAGCAGTCCAATTATGTTTTGCCATTGAGAGTCTATCTATTTCCCGTGCTTCTTCTATCGCCTCAAATTTTGCCTCTGCGATGAGACGGTCTACTTCAGTCTTTGTATAGACCACTTCTTTATCCATAATAATAGTCATTAACGGATCTCGAAATCCAGTTTACGAACTTTCCTTTTACGTCTCTCCTCTTGCCACGCAAGCTCTGAGGGTGAAAGTGCATTTGATTTGGCATCTTTCTTATTTGATTGTAACATAACGACTCTACTTAGGTCAACTGCTGTTACAGAATTCCCCGTCACAGTCATCATATTAGGGCATCCACACGATTGTGTCCTACCAGCACTGCTGCTTATTTCTTTACGACAGTCTTTACACTGTACTATAATCATTGTCCTTCGTCCATTTTAATGTTTAAATAACGTCTATCTCTTGTTCACCCCATCCATTATCTTCAAGACAAATATATTCTATCTCTTCTTTATCATCAAGTTCAATCCAATCTTCAAACTCTTTATAGATAGCATCCTTTGCACCTATACTTTCTGCTGATTCTAATCTCTCAATAGCCCATTCCCTAATCTGTGCTACTGGTTCAATCTCCTCCGAAGTAATCTTTTCTGAAGTATCTTGAGAGGATGTTACTATTGTAGTACTTTGGTGTGCCATCGTCAAGTTGCTCTGTAAGCACTCCGTGGGCAAAGAGTTGTCTGGTTTCCTCGAAGTTTGTTTTGCCAGCTGTTTTATGTAGGCTGAGCATAACTCTGCTAAAGTTATGTCTACCCAATTGTTCAATCTCTTCTTTAAGTTCCGGACAAGACCCATAATACTTTTTCCAATCAGATTCAGATTTTACTTTTCTCTTTTTACCTCTCGGAGTTCTAAACTTCCAGAAATACTTACGTCCGATGTATTGCCTTCCGTTTTGCTCATTAGTAATACAGTAGACGAAACCGAAGAAATTGTCAATATCGTCAGAAGTAAAAGTTGAACCTTGGTATGTCCAGGGGTTCTCATAACTTCCTTCACCCAAGTTGGGCGTTGGGGTGGTTTCCACTTTCCAATTCGTACAGTCATGTTCCTATTTAGTTCTAATAATTCAATCTCATTTGGAAAGTCATTGAATATAAGATGCCCATCCAGTAATAATATATTTAAGTCCTTTATTAGGAACCACCCCCTTATGAGTATGTGTCCACGCAGCAGGCCAAATAACGCACCTCCCCATTTTAGCATTAACTGTAGGATAATTTATAAACTCTGTTCCAGATTTAGCGTTATTTAGATAAAACATCCAGGCTAATACTCTACTTGCAGTAGGAGCTCCTCCTGCTTCAGTATGCCATACCTTAAATCCATCCTCTTCTGTTTCATATTTTTGAAAATTATATGCATCATCAACCACCCATCGAGCTATATAATTATCAATCGATGGATATTCTTTTTTATACTTATCAAGACATTCTCTAAGACGTTCATTTATAATTCTAGAAATTATAGTTTTATTTGAAAATCCAGAATCATCTACCTCAATACATTTTTTCTGATCTTCCTTAACGATAAGATATCCGTTACTATAAGATCTTCCTTCCCTCTTTGTTGAGTTCTCAAACTTATTGATTAATATTTGACACTCTTCTTTAGTAAGAGCATTATCATAAATTCCAAAAAAATCAGAGTTTGAAGCCAGAGAAAGTATCTTTCTTAACATCCTGTTTAATTCCTCCGACTACATAAGACTCCACCTCAGTTTCCTGTGGTGCTACTTGTAAACCCTTAGAAGATATCCAGTGTGTTGTCCAAGGAAGTGGATTATTCTTTGCTGGAATATCATATTGAGGTTTAAGACCTATTGCTTTAATTCTCTTGTTAGCAATCCATTCTACATATTGCTGCAATAACTTCTCATTTAGTCCTATCATTGTTCCATCTTTAAACAAATACTCTGCCCATGCCTTCTCTTCATTAACACATAAATCAAATTGTTTATATGTCCACTCCTCTTCTTCCTTCATAATCTCTAACATATCAGGATCATCACCTTTTCTCCAATTGTTTAATATGTTCTGGGTGATGACAAGATGTTGGTTCTCGTCTCTTGCAATAAGGGAGATAATCTTTGCGGATCCTTCCATAAGCTTAAGTTCACCAAAGGCGAAACTGCAAGCAAAAGAAACATAAAAACGAATACCTTCCAGTATATTAACATTCGCAACTGCTCTGTAAAGTTTACGTTTTAAATCTTTCAAACACCAAGCAGAAGAGGGTGATCCTCTACCACTCTCAGTCCACATACATCCTTGACCCCATTGATGTGCATCATTAATAAAATCATCATATGCTTGAGTAACACTAGAAGCACGTTCTAATATCTTTTCATCTCTAAGAATAGTATCAAATACTTGTGTAGGATCTGCATATACATTCTTCATAATGTAAGTATAGGATCTGCTATGAATCATCTCCATAAATTCCCATACT